AGTGATGAGCTATTACTCAGACTTTACTGCTGATGCTGACGGCTTTGACTCAGATGGTAGTTATGGTAGTACAGAGCCTACAATTAACTTCAACGTAGACAATATTGGAGGAAAAGATGACTGCCTAAGCATGACACTGACGAGCGAACCTGCTGGCACGTTTTATTTAGAAAGGGACGGCACCGCTGATGCAGCGGGCTGGAAGATTGGTGACTCTGTTTCTGTAGAATTTGAGGTTAGGTTTGCAGACGTGGCACCCGTTAATTCAAACGACTTTACGTTTCAGGTCAGGCTTGGAGGTTTTCACTCTTCCAGAAGGCAAGGTATTAGCGGAACGGCAGACGACACATGGAGAACCGTTACTCATACGTTCGATGATATAACTCAAAACAGCGGGACGTCAAATGCAAATCGTTCGTTCTCTCTTGCATTCAACTCTGCTGGAAGTAGACCAGCAAACGGAGACATTATTTACATAAGAAACGTATCTGTAATACAAAGTCGATAATAGCTATATTTGCTATATGGATACTACCCTTATTGATACCATCCCCGCCGTGATCGATACCGTCACCGCCGTGGTGGCAGACCCAGAAGTGGTCATGGACGCTGTCGAGGAAGGCAGCGCCGTTTGGAGCTTTATCGTCACGAATATTGGTGAGCTGGCTATCGGTTTGCTCGCATTCATTAAAATCATCGTGAACATCACCCCTACGGAAGACGACAACAAGGTCTTCGGTTGGTTGGACGCACTCATTAACATGATCATTTCTGATCGCAAAAAGGCCTAATCATGCCAGGAAAGCACTACAAATTGGGCGGCGCTATCAAAAGACGCGCTGAACAAATGAGAAACAACCCCGCTAACCCAACGTCTAAGAGGATGAAGACGAAGGACGCAAGCGGTAAGACTAAGACTGGGGGTATTCTCGGACAGAATAAAGAGAAAAGCTTTGTGTCGAACGCTTTTGGGGAAGGAAAGTCTGGAACGGCTAAAACGAAAAAGAGATTCGGTCGCACGGTCGAAACCACCAGGACAGCCTCTGGAAAATCAAAAACCGTAACGAAAAAGAGCGGAGAGGTTGCCAAGGAAAAAAGAAAAGGGGCCGCTAAAATGGGAATGGGCGGTAAGGTGAAAGCCGTAAAGAGCTACAAGAAAGGCGGTAAGGTTGTCTCTCAAGGCGCAGACAAAAAGGACGTCCGAAGAGAGAAAAAGCAAGACAGAGTAGCAGCTAGAGCTGCCGCCAAGGCCAAGCGTGTCGGAGACCGCAACTTCAAGCGTGACGTGAAGTCTGGAAAACTGAAAAAGGCATGAGACCAGTAAAAAAGAACAAGTCCAACGAGAAGTCCAAGGAAAGGACGATTGGAAACCGAACCGTTATCAAGACCAAGAACAATGAGGACGGCGTTCGTTCCACTCGTAAGACCGTGTATGGGGGAAACCAAGCGTCTAGGCTGGTAACCAAAGAAAAGCAGCGCACGAACCGCAAAGGAAAGAAGGCTGGTATGCTCAACTTCAAAGACAAGGCTGTCGAGCGCAGGGACTTTAGCGTTCGCCGAAAAACAAAAGGTATTGACCCAAGAGCAGGATCCTAATGATGCAGAATAGTACCATGTCTGACATGATCAGACAAATGATGGAGCAGAAGCAGGGCGGCCAGGGAGCTCGTCGCGACAAAGACATGCCCAAAGAAATGATGATGGGGCAGGACGCTTCTACCGTAAGGCAGGAGCAAGCCCCTGACGGAAGCATGCGGGAGTTCGTGTGGTACACCCCAGAGGGTGACGGACCTATGTATGACGCCCCCGACTCTGAATGGGAGGGCCAGCCTGGTGCTATCAAGATCTACGGGAACTGGAACGAGTATGCCCAGGGTCAAGATGCAGACGGGACCATGTTCCTTCCTGACGATCAGTTCCCCTATAGACAGGGTGAGAACGGGGAGTTCATGCTTGACGAATCCGTGAAAGAAGGGTCTATGCAGAGCCCTCAGTTTGAGGAGACCATGCGCGGAAGAGAAGAGGGTGCTGAGATGGGGAAAGACCTCGGTGGTCCTGGAGCGTCCCCGATGGAAGACCTCATGCAGAAGCTTGCTGACAGGAGCAGGAAGATGGGGATGGGAGGTAAGATATACCGAAAGGGAGGCAAGTTCCCAGACCTGACTGGAGACGGAAAGGTTACCTTTGCAGATATTCTCAAGGGTCGCGGCGTTCGTCGTAGATAATGGGGAGTAAGGGTTACTTTAACCCACGAATGAAATTAAAAGACTTCAATAAGAAGAGGAATGAAACTGTCCCAAAATCTCAGCCTAAAGGAATGCACAAAAAGCATAACAGCCTCCCGAAAGGGAATCGACAACACCCCTGGGGAAAAGGAAATAGCGAACCTCAAGCAGATAGCTGAAAATGTCTTTCAACCTATCAGAGATCACTTTGGCGTCCCGATCTACATCTCTTCGGGGTATAGATCGAAAAAGCTCAATACCGCCATCGGTGGTAGTCGCACTTCTCAGCATTGTCAAGGCCGTGCTCTTGACCTGGATGCTGATGTCTTCGGCAGGGTAACCAATGCGGAGATATTTCACTACATCAAAGACTGCTTGGACTTTGATCAGCTTATATGGGAACTCGGTGATGACTCCAACCCCGCATGGGTTCATGTCAGTTACAACTCCCCCACTGAAAATAGAGGGAGGGTATTGAGGGCCACAAGAAGGTCTCACACAACTGTATACTCACCTTGGTAATGGAGAAGATCAATAGGTCTGTATGCTTCTTTATGTTGTATCACAAACGTCCTCAAGTAACGAGGATGTCTATGTGGCACATGGCTAAAGTGATTAAGATGTTCAATGAGGCTGGGCATAAGGCTCAAGGCTTTGTCGTGGGCTGCGCTTCCTGTGAACCGAAGCAAAAGGAGTATGCTGAGAAGCTAGGGTTGGGTCACGTAGACATACCCAATAAACCGCTGTCAAGAAAGTTCTCTCATGCATATCAGCATGCTCTTCTAAAAGAGACGGACTACATATGCAAGGTAGACAGCAACAACTTTAATTCAGAAAGCTACTGGAATAAGTGCATTGATGTTATGCATGGACCGAAAGAAGCTTCTTTTGGAACCAATAGATTTTGCGTAATGTCTTCAAACCCTGAAGATCAAAAAACCTGCGTGTTTAAGACTAGACAGAAAATACATCTGTGCAACTCTGGTCAATTCTATCTTAACTACTCGCTATCTCAAAGTGTAAATTTTAGGTCCGTATACCATCATGATCAAAAATTCAATTTTGACGGAAAAGTCAATGAAGCAATGACGTCGAGGTGGAATGAAAGCATAATTAAAGCCATAAGCTCAGAAGAGAACGACTGTTTCGACGTGAAAGACGGTACGGACATTCACTCGTATGAGTCGTATATAAACAAAAGAGATAAAATATACCCAGCATACAAAGACAGAAGTGAGCTCGTTGAAGAGTACGAAGAGCTAAAGCTTCTTGATTTAGGTTACTTCAATCCAAGCTGCGATAAAATCGTTGAACCAGGAGCCGACCTTTCTGAGTTAGAGCGTATCTAACCCTGTAATTATACTTCGTCTCCTCTCTGAACAAGTGGTCGTCCATCTCCTGAGAGGGAGTGAGCTTGTCAAAGTGCTTGTACAGCAATCCATCGTTGACCAACGGATATATGACTCTGTTGGCTAGGTTGTCGTGATTCATCCCGTACTCTTGAGACGCATACGAGATGGTAAAAAACTCAAGGTCGTATGTCCAAATCAAAAACTCAAGGTGACTCCATGATATGTCGTTGTTGTCGCAAAAAGACAGGCGCACTGAGTGCAGGTTCTTCAGCTGGTTGTTTGCTACGTACCCCTCTTTCAGAAACGAGAAGTCCCTAAACATACGTTTTTTGGAGACTCTTGATCTAGGCATTTATCTCTATCTTTGATGTATGACCTCCAAGGACAAGGAATTCATTTCAGAGGCTTACTCTTTGATCATTCAAATTGAAGAGCTAATCAGAAAGTATCACTACGAAGATAGGGTGATGTCAGCTCTTATGCTAGGACTCATCGATCTTGAGCTTGACAAGGATTATCAAGAGGGTGATGAAGTGCAGCTTAAAAGCGTGTTTAGTTACAACCTGGACAGCAAGCTGGAGCTGGAGATGGTGAAAGACATCATGGATCAGCAATTCCAAGATCCAGACGACGATCTGGACGCCTTACTCGGCGACCTTGGAATATCCCTGAACTAATGAACGGATTGATAAGAAAGATCGTTATCGGGAAAGACCCGAAGAACGGCATGGCTTATTTTGTCGGCATGAGGGCTGGCGACAAAAATGTGTCAGCCATTATCCCTGACAACGAGCATCTCCACAAGTACGGCAAAAGCAGATACCTAGTGTACATAGGAGATGAAGAGGGCATTGTGCTGTGGAAGGCGATTGATGAGATGCCATGTATACTTGAGTTTGATCTAGACTTCTAATATAATGAAATCACCCCTAAACTTTATCGTAAAAATAGACAGCACCACCAACGACAAAATGAAGACCGACAGCGGTCTGGAGCTGTACATAGACACCAAGTTCAATGAGTTTGATCACAGAACTACAGAAGGCGAAGTCCTGGCTGTCCCAGAAAAAATGGACACTCCTGTTGAGGTTGGAGATACACTATATTTTCATCATCATGTGGTGCTCAACGGTGGGATGCCGATTAGCGAACTGGACAAGTGGTACATGGTTATCTATAACCCGTACAGTGCTGCACATAACCAAGCGATCGCATACAAGAGCAAGAAAACAGGGGAGGTCAACGCGATTAAGGGTTGGTGTCTACTGGAGCCTGATCAAGAAGATCGCGAAGGACCTGTTGAGTCTGAGATCGAAGTCGTAAAACTGAAAGAAACTCCAGTAACTACAGGTGTGGTATCCTTTCCATCCAAAGAGCTTCATGACCTCGGAGTCTCCGATGGCGATGTGGTTGGCTTCAAAAAGAACAGAGACTATAGAATTAAGATCGAGGGCAAAGAATACTACAGAGTCGCGATCACAGAACTCCTATATAGACTTTAATGAAAGTACTAAAGCTTAGCCATGTAGTAGACAACTACACTAGATACAGCTATAAAACAAACTACGATGTTTGGGACAGCTGTATACAAGGGAAGGACATGTATCTTCATCAGGCCGAAAAAGAGATACAGGAGGGACACCTAAACCTAGATTGCTTTGATGTCATATTTATGGCACCCATAATCAGGATGAAGATGTTTCCATCCGTACTCAATGCAGTAAAAAGAAGTAAGGCCAAAACTGTTTTATTCGACAACGACAGCTGTTACCACAGATTTAGCGAAGGTGTATACAGTGATATTGATTTAATACTGTACAGGGATGTTGACTACGAAGGAAACAAGCCAAACACAGATAGTATGTGGCTTCCCTGGCACGTCGATGTAAACTACTATAAACCCAACTTTGGAGGCTCTGGTGTTGCTTTTAACTGCACGGTAAACAATCACTACCCGCTAAGGGTCAGAATAGATAGGGAGGTTCAGAAAGCAACTTATCTAACTGGAGACAATTACAGGGACGTAATGTCTAAGGCTGGTGGAGTCATACACACGGATAGCCCAAGAGTACCCCAAGTAAGATCCAAGGCGCTTGAAATTGCTTCTTGCGGATCTCAAATTATATCGAACAGAACATCTAAGATGGACTACTTTTTTCCTGATGAGTTAATTACATACTTTGACAGCATTGATGAGCTCAAGGACATAGTAAGTAGCTTTGAGCCAGACATAAAGATTCAGAAAGAACTAAGATCCATAGTTGAAAAGCATCACAGTGTTGAGGTAAGGTCAAAGCAGGTTAGAGAAAAAATTGAAGCTATGCTAGATGAAAAAAAATAAATTCAACACGCTGACAGCCGCAGTAAAGCTCATGGACGCTATGGCAATAGCTATTGACAACATGATTGAAGAAGTGAAAAAGCCAGTAGACCAAGACGTTAATGGTTCCGCAAGAAAGGCCGAACTTCAATCTGTAAAACAAACCGCTGTGGACTGCAAGGAACTTATCAGAGAGCGTCAGTCCTTAGAGCAGATGGTAAAAGAGCTACAAGAAAATGGAGAGGTCCAAGAAGAAAAAGACTACTCAGGAGGGTTTGCAGAGAAGTTCAGCAAGTGATCATACGCTGACAAGCAAGCACTTTAATTGGGTATCTTCGTCTACGACAGATCACGTATATTTTAACGACGAGTGGAATGGCGAATACGAAGACTAGAGACTATGACAAAGAGTACAAAAAGTACGGGAAGTCGAAATCGGCGAAAAAGTATAGAGCTGAACTCAATAGGTATAACCGAAAGAAGGGGACGTATGGTAACGGGGATAACCTGGATGCGGCTCACGAAGGCGGACGAATACGAAGGTTTGTCAAGTCTGCTCTGAATAGAGCAAACAATAGACCGAAGAAGAGAGCAAGTAAAGGTTGAGAAATCGACACGGCGGCCCCCTACGTTTATGGGGTTGACCAAACTGGGGCGTAGTTCAGTTGGTTAGAGCGTCTGTCTTATACACAGAAGGTCGAGGGTTCGATCCCCTCCGCCCCAACCAGCCCTCGTAGCTCAGTTGGATAGAGCAACAGCCTTCTAAGCTGTGGGTCCCAGGTTCGAACCCTGGCGGGGGTACAATTAAATAAAATGAGAGATTTCAATCAGGCATATGTGTCAAATGGAGTTTGGCCCTTCAGAGAAGGAATATTCAAAAGGTGGTCATTCGACAAGTACTCTGACACAAATAAACCCGCAGTGTTTTTTGGTGTCTACGATCAGTCAGACATAGACAGAGTTAACGGACACAAGGGCGAAAAGATAATCGTCTTTATGGGTAATGACATAAACTACTACGGACACTTATGGAAAGACGACCCTAAAGCCTTTCACGTATCGTATGGACCCTACAGAAAAAACCTAGAGTCGAAAGGAGTAAAGGTGTTTAATCATGTAACTCCATTTAAGAGTTACTCAAGATATAAGCCAAACAAGCTTGGTGACTGCATATATGTATACAAAGGTTTTATCAGTTCCAGGCCGAAACATTACGGATGGGAGAGTATTGTAGAGCCCTTAATTAAGGAGTTTGGAAGAAGGGTAATATGGACAGAACGACAAAGTGAAGAGGACCTGAAAAACAACTTTTACTCTAAGTGCTTTGCATACGTAAAACCAAATCCAACTGGTGGTAGTACAACCATGTGGGAGATGGCACACATGGGGAGAAGAACGTTTACGCAAGGCCACTCAGATCTGGGATTTGGGTTCACAGAAGACTACACAGACGTCAATGACCTCATCGAAAAGCTTAGAAAAGAGGAATCTAAAATAGGTACGATACCCCTAGAGATTTGTTACTCTGCAATAGAAGCACTCGACGATACGGATGATTGGCTAAAAAGGAGCTATTATGAAAATAACGATTCTAACTGACAACCCCTCAAGCTGGATTATGCCTTGGGTTGAAAAGCTAAAGGCTCAAATAGACGATCATGACGTAGATCACATATATAGCTCTTCAGACATAAAAGGAGGTGACATAATGCTCATTCTTTCCTGCGAAAAGATCTTAAAGAAGAATCACCTCGACATGTACAAATCTTGTGTGGTTGTTCACCCAAGCAGACTGCCCCACGGGAAAGGATGGTCTCCTCTTGCATGGCAAGTTCTTGAGGGTAAAAATGAAATACCAGTAAGCTTGTTTGAAGCTGCCGAAGAAGTAGACTCTGGTGACGTGTACATTACTGATACTATTTATCTTAATGGGTCGGAGCTAAACGACAACATGAAGCAAGAGCAAGGCGATGTAACCTTGAGAATGGCTCTTGATTACATAAAGAACTTCCCCATGAAGGGAGTTCCGCAGTCTGGGGAATCTTCGTTTTACCCCAGAAGAAAGAAGGAGCACTGTTACTTAGACCCTCAAAAATCTATTCTAGAAAACTTCAATCTGCTTAGGATATCAGACAACGAAAGGTACCCAGCAAGAGTGGTGGTTAATGGATCCGAATACATAATTAAGATACATGAGGCATAACCCATACAAAATTGTCAAGATGTTTGAGGAGGAGCTTTCTGATTATACAGGAGCGCCTTATGTGGTTACGGTTGATAGCTGCACAAACGCATTGTTTTTGTGTTGTAAGTATTTGAATGTAGAAGAAGTAACTATACCGTCAAAAACGTATTTGTCGGTACCTATGAGCGTCATGCATGCTGGAGGGTCCGTAAGATTTGATAAGAGAGAAATGGCGAATCACTGGGAGGGGATTTACAAGCTGGAGCCATATGAGATTTACGACTCAGCAAAAAGGCTAACGTCAAACATGTACATACCAGGATCATTTATGTGTCTCTCGTTTCACATGAAAAAGCACCTAAACATAGGTAAAGGAGGGGCTATACTAACCGACAATAAAGAAGCTTATGAGTGGTTTAAAAAAGCTAGGTATGAGGGGAGAAGCGAAAAGTTTTACAAGGAGGATTCAGTAAATCAGCTTGGGTGGAATATGTATATGACCCCACAGGAAGCGGCTCAGGGTTTGTGTCTAATGCAGAACTACCCAAAACACAAGGAGGATCAACAAGAAAAGGGTGGATACAGAGATTTAACTGAGTTCCCTGTATTTTCGTCCTGCAAAACAATCAATTAAATGTCTAAGTATAAATGCGAATGCGGTAAGACCGTAGATCACAAAGGTGGGGTGTCCATCAAGGTAATAGACGGAAAGGTTCAGCATGATGTAAAATGCGATTGCGGAAAGTACATGGAGCTGGCTGAAAAAAGGGTTGGTATGCCCTCATTCAAAAGTAACCGATATGGACAGGTCCGATGACGTTATTCGGTTGGACAGTTCAGATGAGCAAGGCGAGGTTGTTTCGCTCCACGGTCTTGACATTGCTCTTCCGAAAGTTCCAAAAAAATCAGACATCCTCTTCCACGACCTGCCTAAAAGAATGCAGATGTGGAAGCGCACCGATGTGCCACAAGAATTGTCGCGGGTTAGAAGTATGGATGAGTGGTTCGAGAAGCCAGCCGAGTTTCGGAGAGCCTTTTCTCCTTTCATCGAGCAGGAGTTTGAGCGCAGGCGTAACGGTGTTTGGTTTTACAATAATGGTGTGCCTACGTACATTACGGGAAGACATTACATGTTTCTCCAATGGAGCAAAATTGATATCGGATATCCGTCGTATCTTGCGTTTCAGCGTGAGATCTTTCTCCACATGGCTGCGTGCGAGGCTGATAGCCGTTGTATCGGTCAGCTATATACTAAGTGTCGCCGCTCTGGCTATACTAATATCTGTGCCTCTGTACTTGTTGACGAGGCTACGCAGGTAAAAGACAAGCTCCTGGGAATCCAGTCCAAAACTGGTAAGGACTCGCAGGAGAACATATTCATGAAGAAGGTAATCCCGATGTTTCGGAGCTACCCATTCTTCTTTAAACCTATACAGGATGGAACGACGAACCCACGTATGGAACTCGCTTTTCGGGAACCATCGAAACGAATCACCAAGAAAAATAAGACGTCACAAAAGGGTGACGCCCTCAACACCATCATCAACTGGAAAAACACCACCAACAACGCCTATGACGGAGAGAAGCTACACATGCTCTACCTCGACGAGGCTGGAAAGTGGGAGAAGCCAGTCGACATCAGAGAAGCGTGGAGGATTGAGCGAACTTGTCTCATCGTTGGTAAGAAAGTTGTAGGAAAAGCAATGGTGGGTTCTACAGTGAACCCCATGGATAAAGGTGGCGAAGAGTACAAAAACCTCTGGGAGGATTCAGACCCTACTGAAAGGAATGCCAACGGAAGGACCAGGAGCGGCCTTTACCGTATTTTTATACCTGCTGATCACGCTCTTGAAGGGTTTTTTGATCAGTACGGTAACCCTGTTGTGGATGATCCTGATACTCCAGTAAAGGGAATAGACGGAGAAGACATTGACCAGGGAAGTAAAACGTACTTAAAAAACGAGAGGGACAGCCTCAAGCACGACCCATCAGAGCTAAACGAAATCATAAGACAGTTCCCTCTTACCGAGGATGAGGCTTTTAGAGATAGCATCGAGGGGAGCATATTCAACATCGGTAAGATCTATCAGCAGATAGACTGGAACAGTAATATGTATCCTAACCCAGTCGTGACAGGCAACTTTATCTGGAAGGTAAAGGACAAGGAGGTTGTGTTCTCTCCAGACCCAAAGGGTAGATTTCATGTTAGCTGGATGCCCCCCAAGGATAGACGAAACGTAATACACGAAGAAAGAGGTAAGAAGGTGGCTCCGTTCCCTCAGTATGGGTGCGGGGGAGTCGACTCTTACGACCTGGATGAAACCGTTGATGGCAGGGGATCCAAGGGGGCCCTTCACCTGTACAACAAGTTCAACATGGACGACAAGACCCCAAGCAACATGTTTGTGCTTGAGTATGCGTCCAGACCAGATCTAGCCAGTATATTTTACGAAGACGTTCTTATGGCTTCTGTTTTCTACGGATACCCTCTACTCATCGAGAACAACAAGTATGGTATCGTAAGGCATTTTGAGAAGAGAGGTTGGGACGGATACGTATTGGACCGACCCAAGCACCTCACACCCCCAGGGTCTAACATAAAGGTCAAGACAAAGGGGATACCGTCAAACTCTGTTGATGTAATCCAGGCCCACGCGCACGCGATAGAAGCGTACATCCACAATCATGTTGGTGTGAAGCCAGAGACTGCAGATTTTGGCAACATGTATTTCAACAGAACTCTTGAGGATTGGATAGGATACAAGATTAGCAATAGGACAAAGTATGACCTTACTATTAGTTCGGGACTTGCCCTGCTGGCGGCTCAAAAAGTTAAGCAGGAAAGAAAGACCTCAAACTTCGAAGGAAAGAGGTTTGTTAGGAAGGTAAAGCCAAAAGAATGGCACCGCTAAGTTTGTTATATTTGCCGTTAGATGTACGGTAAGCAAGGGAAGAACACTGTAGGCTTTCCAAATCCGCTGGCAAACAAAGCGGAAAAGGAAGGCAAGGAATACGGTCTGTCATACGCGAAGGCCATTTCCTCGCAGTGGGGCGCCGTAGAACGTGATAATTCTCTGTACAAGAAGAGGTCAAGGACTTTCGAAAGAAACAGAGCTTACGCCAACGGAACTCAAGACACAAGCATTTACAGGCAGTTGCTGAACAGCTTGGACCCGTCGAATAATGACGGGAGTTTCTTGAACCTTGACTTTACTCCTGTTCCTATCCTGCCGAAGTTTGTCAGGATCGTGGTAAACAAGATACTGTCAAGCGAGCCGTACCCAAACCTGGAGGCTGTCGACCCTCTTTCAGCTTCTGAGAAGGATGCGGAGAGAAGGAAGGTGAAGATGCTTGTCCAGAACAAGGACAAGATTTCTCAGATTAAAGACAAGGTAGGGGTGGACTTGGCTCAAGGTCAGGACATACCTGAAACACTTGAGGAGGCTGAGATCTTCCTGGAAACCAATATAAAGTCCGCCTCAGAGGTTGCTGCTCAGGTTGCTACCAATATGACCTTGAAGTGGAACGATTTTAACGACTCTACTTACAGGAGGTGCGTCAACGACATCACCACCCTGGGTATGGCGGTCACCAAGAGGAGCAATGACCCCAACTATGGGATCAAGGTAGACTACGTAGACCCTAAAAACTTCGTTCACAGCTACACTGAAGACCCTAACTTCGGAGACATCGTGTACGCTGGTCACGTCAAAAGAATCTCTCTGCAGGAGCTTCGCAGGGTTGCTGGGGATCAGTTTACTGACGATGAGTACGAGAAGATTGCCAAGACCGTAGCCAAAAGGTATCAGTACGACACCACAGCTATGCGTGCCTACCTGAACGACAGCAAGGGAAGAAACGAGTATGACCAATACATGGTCGACGTCTTGGACTTTGAGTTCCTGTCCGTAGACATGATGGTCTTCGAGGAGAAGCAAAGCAAGTACGGGAACGTTGGGTTCTACCAGAAAGGAGAAAACTACAAGGCTCCAAGCAACTCTGTGTACAAGAGGTCTGTAACGAAGATGCCGAACGTGGCTGTCTATGGTGGCTCGTACATAATGGGCTGTGACAAGCTTTTTAACTACGGGGTGAAAAAGAACGTACCTAAGAACGCTCATGACCTTAGTCGTACTAACCTTTCTTACTCTGTCGTTGCTACTAATCTTGACGGAAACATTCCGAAATCCATGGTAGATAGCTGCATTGGTTTCGCAGACCAGTTGCAGCTTACACACCTAAAGATTCAGCAGGCAATCGCAAAAGCAAAGCCCGATGGCATCATCATTGATATCGAAGGTTTGGAGAACGTTCAGCTCGGTAAAGGCGGTGAGCTCCAACCTCTCGAACTCCACGACATCTACGAGCAAACGGGTGTCTTCTACTACCGCAGCAAGAATCCCGAAGGCGGTTTCCAGAACCCTCCCATCAGGGAAATCGGTAACAACATACGGAACATCAACGAGTTCATCAACCTCTACAATCACTATCTGAGGCTGATCAGGGACGCTACGGGAATCAACGAGGCCATGGACGCCTCTACTCCGAAAGGCGATCAACTCGTGGGGGTTAGGCAGCAGGCCATCGCGGCTGGAAACAACGCCATCTACGACATCACCAACTCGTCTATGGTTCTGTTCAAGAAGGTTTGCTCTGACATCGTCAAGTGCCTTCAAGTGATTCCCAGGGGCAGCATTCTGTACAGGGCGTATGAGAACGCGATAGGTAAGGAGAACGTTTCTATGCTAAACACCTTCTCCGACCTCCCGATGTACAACTTCGGGGTTACGGTCGTTAAGGAGATGGAGGAGATTGAGAAGCAGTACCTCGAACAAAACATACAGGCGTCCCTGGCTCAGAAAGAGCTGGACATTGAGGACGCTATAGCGATAAGGCAGCTCAAGGATGTGAACCAAGCCGAGCGCCTTTTGATCGTAAGAAGAAAGAAGCGTATTGCCAGGAACCAGCAGATGGCTCAGCAAAACGTCCAGGCTCAGTCGCAAGCACAGATTCAGTCTGCTCAGGCGGCATCACAAGCTAAGCAGCAAGAGATGCAGATGCAGGCTCAGATCGACGCGCAAGCCATGCAGCTGAAAGCTCAGCTTGAGTCTCAGCTTGAGGTTCTTCGGCATCAGCACAGAAAGGAGATTGAAACCATGAAGGCTCAGGCCACGCTTGGATTCAAGACCGACGACCAAGAGTTCAGAGAGAAGCTGGAGGTCTTCAAGGAGGACCGAAAGGACATGCGAGTCGGTAAGCAGACCGCAGATCAAAGCAAACTGATTTCACAAAGGCAAGGAACTAGAGGAGAGATAAGTGAGCCTCAGCCCATGCAGCAGCAAGAAGGGCCGATGACTCCTGATCAAATAATACAGCAAGCAATACAAAATGAGCAAGGCCAGCAAGACAACAGTCAATCTTGATACCGCCGCTAGGCTGGATATCATTTGTAGGAAGGGGGATACGTTTACCCTTGCATTGGAGTTTGGCAAGACTATGCCTACTGATGGCTGGGCTTTGGATGTAAGAGAAAGTGATACGGCTACAGGTACGGTGTTGGAGAACACTGACTTTACATACACTGTAACTGATGGCAAAGAGACTAACTCAAAGCTTACAGTACAAGGTGCTGCTACGACCATGGCTGCCATTGATTCGGGGCTTTTTGTGTACGATCTCCAAAACACAGATAGCTCTACTGTAAAGACGTATCTGTATGGCACCTTCAAGGTAAACGAAGATGTCACTCTCGTCTAATGCAGAAATAAATGTCGTAATAGAAAATGCGGGGACGATAGACGTCAGCAAGCCCGCAAGCTGCTCTATTACGGTAGCTGATGCTGAGGTTACATGCATTGACCTAACTCAGACTACTGAGACGGCATGTGTTGCAACTCAGAACGATGTATCCGTAACCATAGAGTGTCCCGTTCCTACGGAGTCTGAGGTGATCACCGTCTCAGAGGATCTCTGTGCGGTAGCTATATCTGTAGACCCTTCTACGTTCATCGACGTAAACTCCTTTGATGGGGTGGTCGTAGGACCTATTGGTCCTCAAGGTGAGAGAGGCCCTACGGGACCTACGGGTGCTAGAGGACCTACAGGCCCCGCAGCTGATCCTGGCCCAAGAGGAGAGACTGGTGCTGGTGGTGAGCAGGGGATTCAAGGGCCCCAGGGCCCCACGGGTCCGCAGGGTCCTGCAGGCCCAAGAGGATTTGATGGACCTCAAGGTCCAGCGGGACCTACAGGAGCTGCAAGCACCGCCCCAGGTCCTAAGGGAGTCACAGGTCCAACGGGTGCTAGAGGTCCCACTGGAGCTGGAGCTACGGGCGCTCGTGGACCGACAGGACCAGGAGGTGGAGACAAAGGGGCTACTGGTGCTACTGGTCCCACTGGTTCTAAGGGTGTTACTGGAGACAGGGGTCCTACAGGAGCTGGAACCACAGGACCTACTGGACCCACTGGTTCAAGGGGTCCTACAGGGGCAAGGGGCCCCACAGGTTCGGGTGCTACAGGCCCCACTGGCTCAAGAGGCCCTACGGGGTCTCGTGGCCCTACGGGGTCTCGTGGCCCGACTGGTTCGGGTGCTACAGGTTCGAGGGGGCCCACGGGGGTAAGAGGTGTTACGGGATCAAGGGGCCCTACGGGTTCCGCATCAACTGCTCCAGGACCAACTGGCGCAAGAGGTGCTACAGGATCGCGAGGCCCCACGGGAGTTGGGGTCACAGGGAGTAGAGGTCAAACTGGACCTACGGGGTCAAGAGGCCCCACAGGTGCTGGGGCCACAGGTCCCGCTGGTCCTACGGGTTCTCAAGGAGTGACTGGGTCTCGTGGTCAAACTGGACCCACAGGCGTTGGGGTTACGGGAAGTCGAGGACCGACTGGTCCTGCTGGAGCTACAGGACCTACAGGGCCAAATTCTTTCTGTACTGACCTTGTCATAGACAGGCAGATAGATGCATCTAACGAGTTCTACCCCACTACTAGCGGAAACAATGATACTCAGGACGTAACAGAAACGGCCTACATATACGTACCGACAAACACCGCAGACGCGAACCTCTTTGATGCAATAGCAAGCGCAACGTCTTCTATCGATCTTGAGGCTGTTCTTCAGGTTACTGGAGATTTCGATAACAGTGGTACAGAGACGGTAGCGTACTTCAAGGTTTCTACCATAGAAAGCGGCACGTACACAAACGCAATACCAAGCAACTCTAGCTTTACTGGATATAGGGTTTCTGTGTCTCACATATCAGGGTCCTCAACCTTGGACTGGCATCAGACCAGCAGCAACACTTATCAGTTCTGCTTTGATTACTATGTCTGTTGCGGCAGCGCAACGGGCTCCGTTGGAGCAACTGGCCCTACTGGTGATCCTGGCCCTACAGGTGCTGACGGGACAACTGGTCCCACGGGAAATGACGGGGCAACAGGACCTGCTGGAGACCCAGCTGCAAACACTCTTTGCTTAGACTTTAAGGGAGAGGACTCTACTAACGTTGTCTTTCAGTTTTCTTCGTCGCAGCCTGCTCAGTCGGCTGACCCAAACGAGCTTGAGCTGATTAAGATTTTAGATCAGGCTCTTGACACCGACTCACAGCAGCTGCTTGGAAATATTGTGAGCAGTGGTCTCGGAGGAACCATGGTGATCTACGAAGATCCAGGGGGCGCAAACGAAGAACAGTTTACGTATGAGTACGCAGCTGTAATAGACGCTGGGTCTCAGTTCGGGATCATGGGGCTTAGCTTTGTTTCTGGAAGCGCGGCAACCTTTGACACATACGGAGGCGGGCAAACCAACAACATAGATGTAAAGATTTGCTTTACGATAGGTATTTCACCTATTGGCAGAAGGTCTTTTGGGCTTGAATTCACCACGGGAACTGGCGGAAATCCTGGAGACGGAGAAATAAAGCTGATTACAGACGGAAACGGAACCGCTCCAGCAAACGTCACTAATATTAGACTCGACGAGGACATGATGTTCTCTACGGGTAATCTATCTCTATCTGACGAGTTCGATGATATTGCATCTGTAAGAAAAGGGGCGATAAACATCAAGACCACAACGGGAACGATGAAGTACTCGTTCTCTAACGCGAGTTACACGTCTCCAACACTTGACCTAAATACACTCTCTCTTATTAGTGCTGGAGGAGTTACTGACGTTACGTCTTTCTCTGGGGACATTGTATTTGTCCTGACTTCTACGACTGAGGGGTTGGCGGGTTCTGACGGAAGTACGGGGCCTACAGGACCTAAGGGCGCCACTGGAGACAGGGGTGTCACTGGTGTCGGAGTTACTGGTGACAGAGGTCCTACGGGAGCAAGGGGAGTTACGGGCTCTAGAGGTCCTACGGGAACCGATGGTACTACAGGACCGACAGGGGTAAGAGGTGCTACTGGTGCAGATGGACCTTCGGGTCTTAGTGCGTATCAACAGTGGTTGGCGCAAGGAAACAGTGGCAATCAAGATGACTTTCTTGCTGACCTAGTTGGAGACAGGGGTGCTACTGGTCCAACGGGAGCAAGGGGTGCTACTGGTCCTGAGGAGACCCTTCAAACGGATATCAACGTATACCTGCCAGACGGAGGAAACTTCGGAAAGTTCTCTCACACAGACACCGTGGGTGCTACCGATGCGGGCGGAAACAAGTCAGCATTGGATATAATAAAAGAAGCACTCATAGAGCTTGGATCGATACCCACGCCCTCCCTTTCGGGATCGCCCAGCGCGATTGGATACAACTCATCTTCAACCAGTACTTCTGTTACACTGACGTCTACTTGCACTAACGTGAACTCATCTCAGGGCTCTACCCTTACTCACAGGTTTGAAAAGAGTACAAATAGCGGAGCAAGTTACACTGAGGTGGAGACAGACTCAGGTGTTTCTGGGAACTCTACCACGGCGACTACTACGGTTAACTTCTCTGCCTTCCCTGACGGTGAGAAGGTTTGGTTTAGAGTAAAGGTTACAGAAAGTCAAACGGGGGAGATTAAGTACAGCAACATCAAAAAATACGAGCCTACGTACAGTGCTCCAAAAATCATATTTACGAATAGCACTAGTCAGGGCATACTTCTAGACAGAAGAGACCTTGGAGGTCAAAATGAAAACGACAACAGTAGACAGATTCACAACGGTAGAAGTCACGTAGAGTTTAGGATACAGAAGAATACAGCAGGGGTGGATCTGGATAAGCTAGATATTATCGCACCAGGCGGTTCTAGCGTATCGGGTTACCCTGTAGATATATCTACTCAAAACCAAAACACCACTGGAAACTCGTCTAACTACAATGTTGCTGTCGACGATGGTAACGTTGGACTGGATGTATCGAAGACATATACGGTAAGGATTTACGACGAAGTATCTCCGTACACCACACCTGGTTCGCCAGCCGATGAACAGTCCGACAACTACACGTGCAATAGGCTTCCAGTAAAAATGACTGCGTCTTCTACTGCTCTTACTCACACGGCTACAAATTCACAGTTTCAAACTGTTTTTGATGTTCAGAGTGCTTCTTCTGCTAGGGGGACCAGTTCGGATACTAGGTATGTTGCGGAAACCACAACTAACTCTGCTGGAAGTGACAACAAAGACGACCTCGTCGTCTCTCTTGAGTGTGACACGACATTCACCAGTGGAAAGTATATATACTTCTTTATACCAGCTCACTACTTTGGATACAGCGGGGGAACTGGAGGAGAGACCATCGTGGGACTTGGAAACGCGAACATAGACCTAACTGACAGTGACAATAACAGCTATGTATTGAAAAACAGTGACGGGACTGGATACAGTGGTAACGCTGACTTTTTCGTCCTTACTTACGATGCTGATATTTCAATCAGTGAATTTGGATCAGCAACAACTGAAATGATTGTGCTCAGGCTGATAAACAGCATGGGGGCATCAAACAACGGTCTTGAGTTTACTATAACAAATACAGAACTATAATGCCTCAGTTTCTAGGTATACTTCAACAGCAAAATTCTAACGCGGCAAACATAGACCTGTTTGACCAGCAGGTCAGGGGTATAGGCGTTTTTACTAATGTCGCCGATCGCAACAACCTTGCGTCTGACGTTCAAACATACCCGTTCCTCGCTTTGATGAGGAATGACAACAAGGTGTATTTATATACCGCCAGTGCAACGGGAAGCGGAAACTGGGATAACTCTTCAAACTGGGTAGAGGTTGGGTCACAAAGCAGTGGGACCACAGGACCCACGGGACCTCAAGGGGTTACTGGGCCGCAAGGTCTTCGAGGCGAAACAGGACCTGAAGGACCCGCTGGTCCAAGAGGTGCTACTGGTGCAGACTCTAATGTCCAAGGTCCACAGGGTGAAACAGGGCCAAGGGGCGCTACGGGAGCAAAGGGCGCTACAGGAGCTGCTGGTGGATCCACTGGACCTACTGGATCTACAGGAGCAAAAGGTCCTACGGGATCTACGGGCCCACGGGGTGAAACTGGGGCAAAAGGAGAAACTGGAGATAAGGGTGAAACTGGAGATAAGGGTGAAACTGGGGCAAAGGGTGAAACGGGAGCCAGGGGGGAAACTGGGGCCAGAGGTCAAACGGGTCCCGCAGGAGGGGCAACAGGTCCTGCTGGACCCACTGGTCCCCCTGGAACATTTGACATCAACTACGCCAAAATGGGATTGGCGACAGGGGTTCTCCATGATGGGTCCAATGAATTTATTCTTAATCAGAATGCAACTGGGCCAGAAAAAATTCCGTTCGGAGTTGAGTTAGATGAAACTGGTACAGATATACAGGCAAATACATCTGGTGAAAAAATAACCGTAAGCGGAGCTGGAAGGTATAGAGTTTCTTACTCTTTCAACATTTTTGCTGGATCCTCAATATCTGACAAATACATAAAGGGATTTATAAGGTCAAGCCTTGGGAGTGAGCAATACGCCCAGAACATAAAATCGTGTGAGACTCAATATGCAAATCGGTTAGTCACAATTTCGGGATCTGAGGTAGTTGACGTAGATACATCTAACGATGTAGACTTTGAGGTTTTTTTAGAGCCAGTTTATGAAGACCTCAGTAGCAACCCTAATACCAATTTTGGTCACGTTTTATCTGATAACGATTATGATCCCGTTAACTTCAATGGAACGATAAAAGCTGGTTATTTTGAGGTTGAAAAAATTGGAGCGGGGACCCAAGGAGCCGCAGGTCCCAAGGGAGCCACAGGCCCGACTGGATCTGACGGTTCAAGAGGAGCTACAGGACCAACGGGTACAGATGGTTCGAGAGGGGCCACGGGACCAACAGGCACAGATGGCTCAAGAGGAGCCACGGGGCCCACTGGAACTGATGGCTCAAGAGGAGCTACTGGTCCTACTGGAACTGATGGCTCAAGAGGAGCTACTGGTCCTACTGGAGATCGCGGACCCACAGGCGCCAGAGGCGTCACGGGAAATCAGGGCTCGACTGGTACTACGGGAGCTGACGGAGACGTGTTTTCATTCCAGTCGGTCGTACAGGCTAATACAACATACAGCAAAAATGATGTTTTCTACTACGCATCTGGAGTTGCTGGAAGCAACATTACTTCGTTCAGGGTTTTAGCGTCTAGCTACACATCTCCTAATCAGTCGGTGTCGTCAACAGCAATGTTTAATGCGTTGGTTGCTGATGTTGGTAATGGGGACCTACAGATTTTCTCTATATCGCAAGGCGGTGCTGCAGGAGCTGAAGGTGCTACAGGGGCTACTGGAGATAGAGGCGCTACAGGGCCGACTGGACCTACAGGGTCGGATGGGTCTAGAGGCCCTACAGGACCTACTGGTCCAGGTGTAGACTACAACTACACCCCATCAAACTATAGAATTCCCTTCGGATCCACTAATGGGGAGCTACAAGACTCTGTCAACCTTGCGTTTGCTCAAGGGGTCCTTAGACTTGCAAGTAGCGTTTCAACATCTGGGGCAGGAATAAGACTTGTCGAAGGGTCTGACAATGGAACCGCATATGTAACCTTAAAGTCTTCGGATGACAATCAAAACTCAAACCCTGTAATTACTCTTCCTGCATCTACTGGCACGGTGGCATTGACTTCGGACCTACCTTCTGACATCGAAGACCTCGACGATGTAGCCGCAAACTCATCTAAAGCTATTGGTGACGTAATCGTTTGGAACGGTTCAGACTTTAAGATCACTCACATTGAAGGGGCTAATGGAGTAAATGTGTCCTCTTCGGCCATGTCAACTCCATCCGACTCTGTTATATCGATTTCTGTAGATGCATCAGACATTAGTCTAACTGATCTTTCGGACGTAGCAACAGGCGCTTCCGAAGGAGAGGTTTTGAAGTATGATGCTACAGCTCAAGCATGGAGCCCAGCTCCAGACAACGACACGAATACAAACCTGGCTAATACCGATATGACTCTTTCTGGAAACAGGAATGTAGATGTAGACGGGAACTATCTAGTGTTCAAAAACGGATCTAATATTAGACTTCAATACAATCCAAACGACGATCAATTTGAATTCATCAATGGACTAAGAGTTACGGGTGAGTTGGAGACAGCTGTTAGCGGTATATCTTCTGGTCAAATAAAGCTCAAAGAGCCTTCTATGGGGGGCAACAACGGGGTAATCCTGAAAGGCCCGTCGACAAACCTAGGCAGTGATGTGACGTTTGTTCTTCCAGACGCAGACGGAAGCGCAGGTCAAGTTATAAAGACTGACGGTTCTGGAAATCTGTCTTTTGTTGATCAGCCAAGCGGCGGAGGAGGGGGGTCTACGGTATATACATGGCATGACGCTGGAAGAAGACAGTGGTCTAGTAGTCAAGATAATAGATACCACATCGGAGACTATTCTTACGGTATTTCTGACAACGCTAAGAACGGAACATCTACCTCCTACACCACTGGAAGCACCGTCAGCAACCTTATTGACGACTATTTCTTTAACTCCTTTACCGTTCCTGCAGCCTGTACAGATAGTGAAATCACGGGGTGGATCAGCACTACCAGCTCGGCGCTTGCGAGTAAGTCTATCGATATTTACGTATATGGCTTACGTCCGTCCAGTCAAACTGGAACGAATCAACACATTGCGGTCGAACTTTTGTCTGTTTCGAAAACACTCCCATCTTCTACTAGAAGGCCTATTTACTTTAACGTGTCTGCATCTAGCCTGTCTATACAGAAGGGAGATTTGCTTCACGTAGTGTTTAAGCCTAACTCGGTCAATACGACATCTACTCATTACTTGCAGTACTCATATACACTAACAGCATCATGACAGGAGAATTCATAAATAAAGAGAGAACTAGAGACGGATATGCAGTTACAACTGAGTTAGGAAGTAAAGCCACTCTTGCAGAAACCATAACGAAGCTTAATGAGGTGATCAGAAAACTTGAAGAAGTCACGGAAATTTTTATTGGAGAAGAGTAATTATATTTGTATTCATGAAAGCCTGCAAATCCTACAAGAAAGGAGGACGAGTCTCACTTAAAATGGGTGTCCATAAGGACAAGAAGAAAGGTGGGCTCACGCAGGCTGGAGTAGACAAGTACAACCGAGAGACGGGAAGTAACTTGAAGATGGCCGTCACGACCAAGCCTTCTAAACTGAAGAAGGGGAGTAAAGCCGCTAAGAGAAGAAAGAGTTTTTGTGCAAGAATGAGCGGTGTAAAGGGGCCTATGAAAAAGCCTAACGGAAAGCCGACACGTAAAGCACTAGCACTGAGAAAATGGAACTGCTAAAAGACATGGATGCAATAACGCAATTTGAGCTGCTCGCTATAGTCGGTTCCTTGATTGGGATGTGGGTGAAGTTTCAAAGTGACTACACCATGCTAAAGTCCAGGGTCAACGTCCTGGAGGCAGACAACGGTGAACTGAAGAACAACATAAAACAGCTTCTTGAAGATATTCAGGAGATTAAGCTTCTCCTAGCCAAAAACAAAATGACATGAAAAACACAGCTCTTACATCATTTGGGCAGCACGGTTACAAGATCCAAAACGGAGCTGGATCTATCGAACCAAGCAGCGGACTAAATTTTGTTGCTGTAACTGTTCTTGCAGAGGCAGCACTTACGACCGAGTCAACCGACACGACCAGGTTTCCTAACCTTAGCTCCGTTACGGTTCCAGCTGGCGCAACCATATACGGAAGCTGGAGCAAGGTCACTGCCACTTCTGGCGACGTTATTATTGCTTACATGGCATGAAGGCGGTCAAGTATCAGAAAGGCGGTAAACTGAAAGTGCTCAACAAAAAGGTGAGCATAGACCCTCCCAAAGGTTACCACTGGATGGAGGAGTCTGGACGATACTACCTCATGGAAGGGGACTACAAGCCTCACCCTGGGGCCGTAGCAAAAGCACAGTTTAAAACCGTAACCCATGGCAAAGGCAATTAAGAAGTACAAGAAGGGGGGCGCCGTCAAGGACGCTTGCTACAGCAAGGTGAAGTCTAGGTACAAGGTGTGGCCCTCGGCCTACGCTTCTGGTGCGCTTGCCAAGTGCAGAAAGGTTGGAGCTAAAAACTGGGGAAGTGGCGGTAAGAAAAACTGAAAAAGGAGCCGCTCTAAGAAGGTGGTTTAAAGAGGAGTGGAGAACCCTGTCTGGCGACAAGGACTACTCCAAGGGGGACAGGAGTTTCCGTCCCACAAAACGCATTAGTAGTAAGACACCTGCCACTGCATCGGAACTCACCCCAGCAGAGAAGGCTGCGGGGAGAAAAGAAAAGAGGGAGAAGGGTAGAGTTAGCAGGTGGAAGAAGAAGAAGACGGTAAAATACCGTAAGTAATTTCTATTTACATTTGTGGAAAATTTAATTCATGGCAGAGGAAATTAATCCTAACGAGCAGTCGCAAGGGGAGGACCTGAGCAACTGGTCGTTTGCAGACGAAAGTGAAGTGCTGGAAGCCCAAAGGGCAGAAGGCCTGGTAAACGAAGAACAGATTCCAGAAACCGAAACGGTACAGGAAGAAGTCTACGAAGAGGCCTCAACGGAGGATACTCAGACTGAATATAGCGAAGACTACGACCAGGAAGACCTCGAAGGAGCCGTCCTTGATTACATAAGCGAAAGGCTTGGATATCAAGTGGAATCCCTTGAGCAACTCCAGGAAGTAGAGCAGCAGCAAGCAGAGCTTGACGAAAGGATTGAGGTCATCATGGACTTTGTCGAACAGACAGGTCGAGACCCTCAAGACTGGTTCGTGTACCAGCAGCTTAACCCAGCCGAAATGGATGACGTTACTGCAATTCAAGTACAACTGTCTAGTGACTACCCCAACCTGTCTCAGGATGAGATCGTCACGCTGATGAACAACAAGTACAAGCTCGATCCTGATCAGCACACAGATGATGAGGTGAAAGTTTCGCAGCTGCAGCTCAAGATCGACGCCCAGAACGCACGTCAGTCTATTGACGAACTCAGAGAGCAGTACGCTGCCCCTGAGATGCAGGAAGAAGCTGAAAGTCTTGGGAACCTTTTCGACGATAGTTGGTATGACGCCATGCAAGCCGAAACTGATGCTCTAGACGGAGTCGAGTTTGATCTCGGCAACGGATCGAGCTTTACGTTCGGACTCAATGACGAGTATCGTAACGAACTTGTCGACAAGAACTCTCGCCTTGACGAGTACTTTGATCCCTACGTCCAACGGGATGGTAGCTGGGACTACGACAAGCTGAATGTTCACAGGGCTGTGATTGACAACATGGAAGAGATTGTCCAAGCTGTATATAAGCAGGGCATGTCTGACGGTCAACGCGGCCTGGTGAATCAAGCAGCAAACGTTGGAGTCCCATCTCCGAATCAAGGTGGGCAACAACAGGAAGACAATCTTTCCAAGCAGCTTAGAGAAGCTCTTGGTGGTGACTCGACCTGGTCTTTTTAAAACCAACAACAACAAAACATATAAGCTATTATGGCTACACAGAATCATACTGATGTCGGCAACTTGCTGAAGTCGGCACCAGATAAGTACATCTCCCTTGGGGAGTTGCTCAAGTACAACAAGCCCGACAACAGGGACTTGTTGATCAAAACCTATGGTGACCAAGGTATTACTGGTTTCCTTCAACTGACGGGTGCTACCCGCTCTGCTGGTGTTCAGGACGAAGTCCAATACTGGGAGGAGGGTCGTCTCCACAGGAAGTTTACTGGATCCTTCGATCAGAGCGCAGGAACAATCGACGTAACCGAAGTCAATGCCACTAGCGGTGACTACTTCGATAACGCTGGTGTTCCATGCAGACTGAACGATGTCATCATGAGCCAGGACGGTTTCCGCTACGTAGTTACCGCTGTCACGGCTGACTCCGACCCCGCCTCTAGTGCTGGAACGCCTCAAATTACGGTTAAGCGTCTCGACGGAACTGCTGCGTCTGCGACTAGCGCAGGTGACCTTGCTGCAGGAGCTACCTTTATTGTTATCGGTAACATCCACGCTCAGGGAACTGCTCAGCCGAACAAGTTCTACCAAACGGACGTGACCAAGAGAACCAACCCCTTCCTCATCACGAAGGAGACGTACCACGTCAATGGTTCTCAGGCCACGAACATTGGCTGGATCAACATCGGCAACGGTGACTACCGCTGGTACGTTAAGGGTGAGATGGATACGCGGAAGCGTTTCATGAACCAGAGAGAGATGATGATGCTGTTCTCCGAGAAGGTGGCAAGCGGAAACATCACGATTCCGAACGGTCCGACCGACACCTCTAACGCTGGTAAGATCACTGGCTCTGAGGGTTACTTCCAGGCTGTGGAGGATCGCGGCATCACTACGACTGGATTCGGCGATTCCGCCACGTTCCAAGACATTGACAACATCATCTTCGAGCTCGACAAGCAGGGCGCTCCTAGCGAGTACGCTATGTACGTCGACAACAAGACGAGCCTCAATATCGACGACATGTTGGCCGCTGGTATCAACGCTGGATCGGGTGGCGACACGATGACCGCTGGTCTGCCTGGTCAGTTCGGTGCGTTTAACAACGACCGCGACATGGCTGTTCAGCTCGGATTCAAGAGCTTCACCCGTGGTGGATACACCTTCCACAAGCACGACTGGAAGCTCCTGAACGACCCGACCCTCTTGGGTGCATTCTCCGACAAGCCTTACAGAGGCGCCATGGTTCCGATGACCCAGGTCACGGACGCCAAGACTGGCACCAAGGCTCCTGCTCTGGAGATGAACTTCAAGGAGACCAACGGCTACAGCAGGGAGCTGGAGCACTGGGTTGAAGGCGGTGGTGTTCTCGGATTCAAGACGAATGACGAGGACGTGGCTAAGTTCCACTACCGTTCTGAGTGCAACCTGATCACCCGCGCTGCTAACCAGCACGTGGTGTTGAACTAAGACGTATAGGTAAGGAGGGGAGGAGAACAGCTTCTCCCCTCACTTACTCTCTTCAATTAAACTGAAATTCAATGAGTACTACAACTAAGCGGGGCCCTGGTCGGCCCGCTAAAACCACGGCCAAACCCGTTGCAAAAGCAACCACTTCTAAGCCTAAGACGCAGTTCAAAAGGCAGGAGAAAACAAACGCAATCCTTGAATACACCACCATTAGAAAAAGAGGTGCTGTGTTTCTTATGAAGCAAACGGGAACCACCGTTCACGACAAAGAGTCCGACACGATTAGGGAGATTCGATACTGTCCTAACGAGGGTTCTGTGTTTGTGGATGAGCAGTCTCAGTTTGCTGTAAACGAAGCGATTGTATTTAATGACGGCAGGCTTTTCGTTCGTCCTGATCAGCCGAACCTGCGGAATTACATGAACATTCACCCAGGAAACGCTGCTAACGGGGGTCAGTTGTTTAAGCTTGAAAACAAAGAGAAAAAGGCGGAGATCAAGGTTGATCAAGAGTTTTTGATGGCTGATGCTGTCTCCTTGGTTAGGGACAAGGACCTTAACGACCTTCTCGGCGTTGCCATCTCGTTCGGAATGAACGTTGATCGCCCAGTAAACGAGATCAAACACGACCTCCTTATCATGGCTAAAAAGAGCCCCAAGAAGTTCATTGACTCGTTCGATAACCCTGTTGTGGAAATGAAGGCTAAGATTCGTCAGGCTGCCAAGATGCAGATCATCAAGATGAATCGTGACGGAGTTCGTTGGTACGACTCCAACCAGCTTATCGTATCTGTCCCTGCAGGTAAAGATCCCCTAGATGTGTTTGTGAGGTACTGCCTTACTGAGGCTGCAGTTCCTGTTGTTGAAGAGATCGACAAACAACTGAACCGCTAACTCGCATCACAACCCACGGAAAGAGCCGCCTAGAGCGGCTTTTTCTTTTTGTATATTTGCTGTATGGCAAGCGTTCAAGCCGTATACAACACTCTTAAAGACGCCGTTAACAAAGAGCAGCGTGGATTCGTCACGCCCGCCATGTTCAACAACTTTGCTCAGGTCGCTCAGCTGAACGTCTACAACAGGCTCTTTCACGAGATGAAGGACGCTCACAGAAAGCAGAGAGCAGGCTTCAACCCTAAGGCTGACAAGTCCTACTTCAAAAGGGTAGAGGAGGACCTGGCCTACTTTTCTAGGTCGGCTACGATTACGAAAGCAAACGGTGTGTTCGACAAGGATCCCAACGACGACCTGTCTAGAATCATCTCGGCCACGACATTCGGCACTATCATCATGGGCACGTCTACTCGTGTCCCGATCGAAATGGTGTACGACGAAAGCAAGATTGACAGGATACTGACCAGCGATCTCTTGGCTCCAAGCGAGTCACACCCCGTTGCACTGGTAGGGGAGGACATTGAGGTGTTTCCGTCCAGCATACAAAGAATTCAGATGAGGTACTACAAGTATCCTCAGGGCAGGACTCTGGCTGGTGCAAGGAGTGCCAACCTCCCGAACTACGCAGTGACGGCCATCGATGGCAACGACACGTTTGACCCTACGAACAGCATTGACTTCGAGCTTCCAGATCACTACCTCTCTGATCTGGTCTTTGAGGTGGCTCAACTGGCTGGCCTCTCAATAAGAGACAACAACGTAATTAATTTGATGCAAACAGAAGAGGCTGAAAACCAAAGAGATAGAACCTTCTGATGGCAAAGAATTACGTAAAAGTTTCCGAGGTCATAAACGACTTCCTAATCACGCAAGACCACGACGACTACGCTGGTAGTGTCCCAGAGACATCCATCAGGGCGCATGCGCTCAGGGGTGTGAGGGAGATGGGGTTTGATATGCTGCAAGTGGTGCGGTCCCTCAAGCTTTCTGTAAATGCCACTTCCGATTCTGTTGAACTGCCATGTGACTACGTGGACTGGACTAAGGTAGGGGTTGTCGGTAATGACGGGTTGGTCTACGTTCTGGGGCACAACAAGAACATCAACTACTCCCAGAAGATGAAGGAGTGCGGTGAATGCGAGGACAGAGAGGACTCCAAGACTGGCACGGCTGGGTTTTCTTCCGTTGGCGGTGACGGCATCAAAAGCGGATTTGACTCTCATATCTTCAGAAACTTCGTGTACCAGAACAACGAAGGTAGGCTGTACGGCGTTGGGGGCGGTACCCTTTACGGGGAGTTCAGGGTCAACTTGGACCAGAACAGAATCGAGCTCTCGGTAAACTCTGACATCACGGAGATCGTGCTTGAGTACATTGCTGACGAGGCCAGGGCAGAAGACCCCAGCGTTCACCTGTATGGGGAGCAGGCTCTCAGAAGCTACATATACTACAGGGCTATCGAAAGAAAGTCATCTGTCCCAGCCAACGAAAAGGCCAGGGCCAGACAAGAATACTACAACGAGCTTCGTAAGGCGAACGCCAGAATGAAGTCCTTCACCAAGGAGGAATTGCTGAAGACGATCAGAAAGAACTCCAAGCAATCACCTAAGTTGTAATGCAGATAGACAAGTTTGTACCCAGACAGCTTAACACAGACAGCGACCAGAGATACCTTGAAGAGGGTGACCTTGTAGACGCCGTCAACATTACCTTGAATGAAGACGGTGCTAACAGCGCCATAGTTGTAAAGAACATAAGGGGCACTAGGGCATACACCTACGCCAACTATGACGACAGGGTGCCTGACTACCCGATGACTGTAATCGGGTCTGTGTCTGACCCACAAAGAGGCAGGGTGTATGTATTCGCTGCCTCTGACACAAATAACGCGGCGTATGACGACATCATATTCATGATCAACATGAATACGGATGAGTACAGCGTGGTTTTTAGAACCGCTTCTAATGAGAACACGATTGGGGGTCTTAGGTTTGATCCCAACTCTTTTATAAAGGCTGACGTCCTAAATAGAGATATTCAAAGAGACGGCACCATCCAGTCTATACTCTACTTTACGGACAACGTAAACCTTCCTAGGAAGATAAACGTAGACAGGGCCTTGGCGGGGGAGTACGATCAATACTCTGCAGATCAGCTGAGGTTTGTGATCAACTCTATTGTACCCGCACCAACGAGAGAGCCGATCTTCACGTTTGATACAGACACAAGCGTAACAGACAACAACCTTCTGGGAAGGTGCTTTCAGTTTGCCACTCAGTTTGTGTTTAATGACGGAGAAGAGTCGGCGATATCACCTTATTCAAAGCTGGCTTTTGTTGACGAGGCAAGGACGTCTGCTGTTGTTTTTGATGCGGATTCACCAAACGAGCCCGCCATATTTTCTTCTCTAAGAGAGGAGAACAATGTCTGCGTTATAGACACCAAGTTTGCGCTTGGATTTGATGCAGACTTTGTCCTGAATGAAAGCGTAGAAACACCAGAGGTAGAGAACATCAGGATACTCGCCAGAGAGGACAATGATGGGGCCTGGTTTGTTGTAGATGAGGTCCCCGTCAATGAAACAACTACAAGGAGTATAGCGGGAACAAACGTTGCTGTGTTTAACCCGCAGTCTGGCCTGTACAGGTTCTACAATGACGCTGGGTATAGAACCGTATCGAGCTTGCAATCCGACAAGCTTTACGACAACGTTCCTAGAATAGCCAGGGGTCAGGCTATATCAGGAAACAGGCTGGCCTACTCAAACTACATAGAGGGATATAACAACGCTGCGACACTTCCATCCATAACTATAACTCCAGAATACATAGGCCCTGAAACTGCTGACGGGAACGGAGGAATAGACACGTCTAGTTTGGTTACGTTTGTAACTTCAAGCGATGCAAACATTCAGAGCAACGGGTCAATAAAGGTTGACTGGACAGCGTTGTTTACAGATGCATCGGACCAAACGTATTCGCTAGAGGAGGGATCTCAGACTGTCATTTCTTTCTCTTGGACGCCGAGAGGTACGGTTCAAAGCAACACAACTGCGGGTGTCGATGAGGTTTTGATGCAGGTCGAAGGAACAGACTCTGCAGGAAATAACGTGAGGCTGGGTGTGGGTTCTCCTGATCTAAGCTCTGACTACGACACTATATTTATAGGACCAGCCAACGACAATGATGTAACGGACAGCAATAGGTGGTTTGTAAACTATCAGTACGTGGCTGAAGAAGGAGATACCATACAGCAGTTGGCTGATGATTTTGCCACATATATAGAAAACCTAACGTGGCTCAATCGATTTGACACTGACCTTGATGTGATCGAGGTGACTTCGACTCAAGATTGTAACCCTACAAATAAAACAGGAGACACCTCTTCAATAGGTCCAAGCAGCAGGGATTTAGGTGAAGTTAAGATGAGGCACTCCTGGAAGTTTAATACAGACTCTACTGGAGGTGTCTCGTACATACACCCCTACATATTCTTTGGGGCTATTGAAGAGAACCCGCCAGACGAAGATCAAATATTTACTACATACGGAGGTGTAAATCCAGGCTTTGACCCTGCATCAAATCCAGGGTCAAACTTCTGGAATCTTTCTTTTCAGTCAGAAGGTTTTGGTAATTCGCAAACCGCAGAAACATACGACTTTAGTGGTGCGGCAGGTCAAAGCGGAGCCAGTGTAGAAAACGTTTCAGCCGCGTCCGAAGCATTGTCTACTCAGACCTCTTTTAAGGCTGGTGCTCTTCATGAGTTCGGGATGATGTTCTACGACAGGTGGAATAGAAACGGACCCTTGATTAAACTCGGAAGCGTATATGCAAAAACCATAGCTGAAAGAACCACATCAGCCACTGCTGCCTTGAATGAACGAAAGGGGGCTGTGCATATGAACTTTAACATCAATGGGGACGGAAACACCATCCCAGATTGGGCTAGAGGTTACAGAATTCTATACGCTGGAAACCCCTACGACTCTGTCTTTACTGGAACCGTATCCAATGCGTTTGTCCCGACTGATGCGGCAGAGCAGGGGGTTACAGGGGCTTCGGCCTCAACGTTTGAGCCAGATAGAAGAGAGATATACGTATCAATAGAGGGAATAGAAAAGACCAAGCAGTTCATGTCTGTCAACAGGTCTTACAGCTTTGCTGAAGGAGACGTTCTCAGGGTCGTTCAATACTTTAAGGCGCTGAATCCTAATCAAGGAGTTAACGCGCCTCTGTCCTCTACAAACACGATAATTGAGTTTGACGTAGTCAGGACAGTTACTCTTGAAGACGACCTAAACAATCCGCTTAGGTCTGGAACGTACAGCTTCGGGGACTTGACTGACGCAGGAAAGACGGGTAGGTTCCTTGTGCTAAGAGCCCCAGAGGTTGACGCTGGCGTTCAGAACTCAAACGGAGACTACACTAAGTACCCAGGTTTTGACTGGTTTCATGTCGCTGCATCTCAGCATGGAAGCGTCACATCTGATAACAGGTACCCATACGACTCCGACAGCAACGGCACAAACGACGAGCCAGACACAACGAATTTCTGGAAGCAAGAGTGCGTAGTCGAAATACTAAGTAGGAGAAAAAGAACGTCAGACGACATCTATTACGAAATATCTCCCTACAGAGGGCTCAGAATAAGAAGAGATGGAGGATCAAACGTTTATGGCCCTGCTTTCACTATAGACAACGGGGACATGTTCTTTAGGCCAGTCCTGTCTACTCGAAACATTTTTGAAAACAACGCTTGGACTGACGACCCTAAAAAGTGGCAATACAAGTCTATTGTCATGGAGTCTGAAAGGTATTCGGATAGAAGAACCAAAGCAGACTGGGGTCAAGGCAGGGCCCACTTGCCGCTTACAGAGCCTCAAGAAAGGAGGAGGTACAATAGCATTACATACAGTGAGGCCGATGTATCTGACCTAAACACTCTGTTCTTGTCTTCGTTCGACAAAAACTTGTCTAACTTCGTTGACCTAAACCCCAACTTCGGCGCCCTGAACTACATCGGGGCTATGGGGGAACAGCTTATAGGCATACAGGAAAACAAGGTTTCACGTCTGTCTGTAGACCGACAGGTCATACAGTCCGCACAGGGTGATGACGTAGCCTTGGCTCTTACCGCGTCCCCTTACAACGTAGATATTTACTTCTCTGGGGACTACGGGTGTGGAGACAACCCTGAGTCCGTACTCATACAGGACAATCAGGTGTTCTTTGCTGACGTGTCCAGGTCTGCTGTATGCAGGCTTGCATCGAGCCAGCTGTACCCCATATCTGAGAAGAGGACATCTAACCTGTTCAACACGATATTTGACAACGTTCGAGCTGCTGCGAACCCAAGAATTGTTTCTGGGTACGACCCCGCCAACGATACGTATTACATAACGTTTGGCAACATGGGGGCGAACAACGAAACCGTGGGTTACAATGTCTTTGGGGGCCGTGGCGGTGACGGAGGGTGGATCAGCAGATACACTTTCTACCCGACGAACTACAGCAACCAAAACAACTCGATGCTGTCCATGTCTTACTACGACCCCAACAATACGTTGGAGTACGACCAGCAGCTCATGCACGTTCATGATGGCAACGCCTACAACACGTTCTACGGGACGTATGGTCAGTCCGACATAACGTATGTGTCTAAGCCTAGTCCAAGCGTAGTCAAGACGTATGACGCCCTTTCTCACGAGGGCAACTCAGACAACTGGGTTGTGCAGTCAATAAACACCAACCTTATGGGGGCTAACGACAACGCTGGAACGTTGGCCTTTGTGGAGCGAGAGGGTAGTTATTATGCGTACATAACAAGAGACCCTGGGGGAAGCAAGCACTTGCGGTTCCTTGGGACCATTGCATCGTCCACAACAGACAGCCTCACATTTGACAACAAAATAAACAATCAGCCAGTTCCAGCAAACGCAGAGTTGATGGCTGTTGTAGGCGGTTATCTTGTTACTATGTCTACGACAGCTGGAGAGGCGCTCGTTCAGTCAGTGACTGGAGCTCGAACTCTGGGAACTTTGACCGCAAACATAGACACGGCGGTGGCTACGGACGGCACTCAGGTTGTCCTTAGAACGCCTGCTGCGTTGGATAGCGATCCGATCCGAGGTCACTACGCCACAATTAGAATGACAAACAACGCAACGGCTCAGTTCGAGCTATACTGCGTAAACACAGTACTTACCCCGTCCCAGTTGCACCACAATAGAGGACAATAAACTATATTTGTATAATGCCACTACTTCTTCCATTTCTTGCGTCAGCTGGTTCTGCGTACCTTCAGTACAGGGGGCAGAAAAAGCAGAACGAGCGAGATGAAGCCAGAAATAAAGAGCTTCTTAAAAAGAACAAAGCCGAAGCCGCGAAAAGACAAGCTCAAGTAGAAGGGAGCTTTGGCATGAATCCGTACCAGCTTGAGGCCTTGGAGCAGTCTAGGTCTAGGCAGGGCGTTAAAGAAGCTCAAGATCAAGCAAACCTAGGGGCGGCAAACCAAATGGAGCTTGCTGCACGACTTGGTGGTAGGGGAGGTCTTAGCGCAGCTTCCATAGAGAGAAACAGACAGCAGTCCGTGATTGCCGCTGGGGAGGCGCAGAGAGCTCAAGAAAGAGCTGGTCTTGCAACTGCAGGGAAGCAAAAGGGTGAGCTGGATAGAATGAAAAGAAACTACGAGATGGGCAGGATGGGTCAGGCCGAACAGATGGCGGCGGCGGCTCAACAAAACTTATTTAACGTAGAAGACAATCAGGCTAACCTTGGAAGAAACTTCGCGACTTCTTTGCTCGACTCCGCCATGCCCCTTCTGGGAAGCATAGGCGGGGGTGGTGGTGCTGGAGCGGGTGCAGCATCCACCTCAGGGTCTGGGCTCAACTTAGGTGGGCAAATGGCGGGCAGCTTTAACGCCTCTGGTGGATATCAATTCCCAACTGGAGGATTTGGTTCCTACAACTTTGGAGGTTCTGGCGAAAAGGGCATGAAGACTCCTGGTGAGTTTAGTCATGAATCCAACCCAATCAACCTGATGCAGAACGGATCCAAGGTGGGCGAGGTGACTGGAGGTGAGTACGTGGTCAACCCATCTCAAGCAAAAAAGATTGCAGAGCAAAGTGCTTATGCAAGAATGCTCTTTAAGAAATTCGATAAGAAGGCGTAATGTCAATCTACACAAATAGAGTTCAGGCGCCAGTAGAGAAGCAACCT